AGCCTGTCCTCTCCCACCGGACACGTTCATCCGTGCCAGCGTAGGCGTTCCGTAACTGACCGTCTGTTCTCCGGTGTAGTTTCCCTCATCGTCCACCACATCGGTAACACCGTTATACAGTGCATACCAGATATCACGTTTGTTTCGTTGCAGAGTCCTCACGACACAGCACCAACTCTCACATACGGGAGAACATGATTGCGGATATATCCGATCATATCCTCATACATGAAATACCGTGTAACGCTGTTCTCGTTATGCTGCTTCTCACCTTCAGCCCCGGCATGAGTATATCCAGCTACAACAGCATAAATCTGCGCCACTTCATCAGTAGGAGTAACATCCGTAATGGTTTCCGGTACACCGCCAACCAGGTGATACTTCCACGCCAGAATCTCAGCCTTGGACAGCGCAATGTAAGTATTCAGTTTCTCGTCACTTGGCATTTCGCCGCCATCGGACAACAGCGTTTTGATCGTTGTGAGTTTCTCAGCGTCAGTCATAGTCAGCACTCCTTATGGGGAGAGGTTATTACGCCTCTCCCCGTTTTTGGTTTTTACGCAGAGACAACAGTCGGAGCGTTAACGTAGATGCCGTTGGCTTTCTGGTGCTTGACCCATGCGCCATGATACTGACGGAAGTCATACATCCAAGCCTGGGCTTCCTGAACCACATCCGGGCTGAACACACGGGGGTTCGCCAGCTTGACAGCTTGCATAATGGCAGACGGATGGACGATCATGAAGTTGATCGTATCGCCAGCGGCGGTGTAACCACCAGCATCATCATGGGCACTCGGCTCGTTCAGAGTGATAACGGTATTGAAGCGTCCACTCGGAACAGTGATGACACGCATGGAGTCGTACATCTCAACATTGTAGTCAATGTCAAGGTCACGGTTCATCGTGTAGCGGGTAATACCACTCTTGATCAGACGATACATGGTCGGGTTCACGAAGAGGATACGACCCTCATACGGAACTTCCGCATCGTCCAGTTTCTCAGTGCCAAGGTCGATAGCCGCAATAGCCGCAGCACCAGTGGCAATGTTCTCAGCGGTCTTCATGCTGTCGGCAGCAGCTTTCGAATAGGCGGCGAAACGAACAGCGTCCGTCTCAGGAACGACCTTGGTGCGCATAAACTCGCCAGCAAGAGTGCTGAAAGCCATGCCGATTGTCTCGTCATTGTCAACACGATCCACGAGGAACTGCCGACCACGATCCCACTGAGGAGCATATGCTCTCCAGCCAGAGGTGACATCGCCACGGACGAAGCCATTGTTGCGGCTATAGTTGCCAAGGCCGACCATGTCGGTTTCGAACAGATAGAAGGTGTGATACTCGTCAGACCATCTTACACGATCCTGGGCGGTATCAAGAATTGCGGTCTTCGATTCTGCTTTGTAGACTTCATCCAGAAGAGGCAGATACTCGGACGCAAGGCCAATGCTATTAGCAATGACAGGGGTAACAGTAGTAGCCATTTCTTTTTTCTCCTTTACTTAATAGGTGGCAAGCCCATCCATTTTCTCCGCTGATTAACAGCTTCAAGATCGACTGCCTGTGCTGTGGGAGGAGAACCAGTAGTCAGAGTGGGCTGTTTATTAAGCGCAGCCGCCTCAAGTTCTTTCTGCTTGTTCTCCAAGAATTTTTGCTGACATTCAAGGATTCTGGCGGCATCATTGTCAGCCATAGCCTCTGCCGCCTGGAGTGCTAAGTCTTTGCCGTAGCCAAGAGATAGGCACTGAGCAATATAACTGCTCACAGTTTTATCTCTGCGAAGTCCACGCAGTTCTTCTTCAACTGCTTTCTCACGTTCGACCCTCTCGGCCTCGATGCGTTCCTGTTCCGTCTGTTTCTCACGAAACTGCCGCTTCCATTCAGCCGCATCCGAGTTCGCCTTTGAGAGTGCCGCTTTCAGTTTGGTAACTTCCTCGTTGCTGTCCTTGGGTTCTTCGATCTCGAATGCCTCAAGCGCAGCCAGTTTGTCCTCCGCAGTCATCTCTGCGTAGCCATTGATCTTGCTCGTATCAATTTTCATCTCTTTCTACTCCTTGCGTTTTAGAGTCTTCCCTGACTTATGGTTTGCGATTAAAGTCTTCCCTGACTAATTTGCGTTTTTACGTCTTCACTGACGGGTATATGTCAAACTGATTTCTCAGCTAAACACCAGCTCGCACCGACAATTCACATTGTTTTGTGCCAATTCAAACAATCCTGGGGCTGGAGCATGGTCACCGTCTATCGAATAGAAATCGTCATCTATTCCAACAGTAACACCTTCCAACCATTCGTGCTGCTCACGAACCCTATCATCCAACATGGTTGCCCAGGTCTTCTTGGTAGCTCCAGCTTTCTTTGCGGTATCAAGTGCGGCAGTATTCGCATCTCTGTGCGTCTCCGTTTCGGCAATCCGAATCAGGTCATCCACCGTCCCGCCATCCGTGAAGTGTTCATCCACCCGATCACGCCACGTTTTCCCGGCAATCCGTTTGTTCACCGTTCTGGAGGCATCATCCTCTGTCGGGTTCCAATTGAAGTCCAGCTTCATGTTTGTCACATTGTTCCCTGTCGCATACGCAAGCAGAAACAAATCAAACATCTCGTCCAGGATATCTTCATAGGCTTCCGGATCTTCTCGTTTGGAAGGTAGGTTTCCATCAGGAAACGCAATGCGAAGGTTAAGCGTGAACCTATTCAATTCGTCCATCGGTAACACGCTTGTCATGTCAATTACCCCAGAATGTCTACCAGTTCCAGACCAGATAGTTCTTCAGCACGTTTAAGATCAACCTCAAACGTCTCTCCAAAAGTCATGATTTTGTTCAACTGCAAATCCAAATAAACCTTTTTGACTTTAACAGTAACCTTTGGCGTTTCTTTCGGCTTTCTCATACTCTTCATTCTCCTTTACTTACTCATCAACAATATCTACCAAACCGAGATCGGAAAGTTTTTCGGCACGTTCCCGTGTTACGATTTGCTCATCTCCCGGATTTTGGTTAGCTTTTAGCACAAGGTCGTAATAGATATGAGTGCATCTGACTTTTATCAGTTCAGCTTTCTCTTTTTCATAATCGCCCTTGCCTGGTGCAAGATATTTATCGTAACAATCCGGTCTGATCTCATACTTGAATTTCTTCAGCCCCTTGTAGATTGCATCTATAGGAATCTCGCTCATATCAAACGGAAGAACAAAAGCGTTTACACCGTTAATTACGCCAAGGTCTTTCAAACAAGGCCACGGAGTCACGATAACAGGAGTGCCAAGCGCAAGGGCTTCTATAATCGAATAACTATAAGCCTCAGTATCGGAAAGCTGCACAAGATAATCACAATCTGCAATGTAATTTCGTATATCCAATCGGATATCTCGAAACACAAGATTTTTGCTCTTGTTGTTAATCTCTGCCGTTTTACTGTTGGTAAAGATTTCCCAAGTATATGGAATCCCTTTAGCGTCAAGTGCCTCTGCAAGCTGTGATATGCGCTTCGCACCCTTCTCCCAGGTGAGCCGTGTTGCAGATACCAGCCGAAGCATTTTCTTTGGCTTTTCGACCGTTAGCGGGTTATAGCACAATTCGGCGGGTAATCCGAACGTTTCTGTAAAGACATCGCATACCGCCTGGGAAACGCCGAGATAAGCAGTGATCCGTGGATCTGTACACGGTTTAAGGTTCTGCATTTTATAATCGGCATGAAGCGTCTGGTAGTATTCCTTTGCTTCAATATTGTCGATAATATCCGTACCCCAGCCGAAGAATGCTTTTTCGCATTTAATCTTCTCGCCTTTGTACTGCTTTACCCGCATCAGTTTCCGGTATCTATCAATCTGCGCTTTATCTCCAACCTTGTAATAAAGCGTCAGGTCATAATCTTTCCCGTACTTCTTTGCCATCTCATACAGGAATGTTTCAACACCGCCAATACAATTGATATTGGGCCAGTAGAATACATTCTTCATCATCTCTTGCATCAATCCTCTGCTCACTAAATTACAAATGCTTCCTTCTCTCGGATGGTTGTAATGGTATGCGGTGATTCCGGTATACTTGCACTTCGGGTTTCTGCTTAACAATTCGTTGTTGAAATCCCAGTCCACAAGTTTCCCCTCAAGCGGGAACCGTATATCTCCACCAAATGCTCTGCGAACAAACTTAGTTGTAGGGGCGCAGAACAATGTTCGATTTTGTTCATTTAGCGTGAAAACAACGCCGCTGTTAATTTGAAGGTTGATGTATACACAATCCTCGCCGTTAATCTGGTCGATTGCCTGACTGTAAAGGTCGGTATACACATAATCATCGCCATCAATGAAATGGATATACTCACCAGTAGCCAATTCCAGAAGTTTGTTCCCGTTATAAAACGCACCGTGGTTCACATCATCGTGGTAAACCTTCAAGTTCAGTTCAGGATGCGTTTCCTGGTACGCCAGAAGATTTGCGTAAGTCCCATCCGTAGACGCATCGTCACGGGCAAGAACCTCAATGTCATCTCTTCTTGGAATGCTGTCCAGCAGTTTATAAACAAACTCTTCTTCGTTATAGAACGGCGAAAGGATTGAAACCTTAATCACACAGCCCCACCCGTATCATTCTCTCCGTTGTCGTTGTCAGACTCCACGATCTCAGCTTCGCCCTGACCGCCGTTCGTCTGTTCAGCCTCAACAACCTTCTCTGGGTTGCCCCAGATCATCTCAAGCCACTTCTCGGACATCTTCATGTCCTTTGCCGGGTCATTCGAAATGCCAGACTTCGCCGCAGCCAACTCAGGATGCAGACCAGCCGCCATGAGCGTCTGGAACGCCTGGGCTTTGCTCTGGACATTTGCAGTCTCGTTGCGAACAAAGGACAGTTCAAAATCAGAAAGGTCGATTTCGAGCAGACCCTTGCGCCTGAGAATCTCAACAATGATGGCATCGAACTGCCTGTTGGATTCCTTAAACAGATCCTCGGTGTTCCGGGCGGCTGCATCTGCCTGATACCATCCAAAGTTTGCAAGTACGGCTGCGCCCGTTGTATCGTAGGTAGACCCGCCGTTCGAACGAGACGGCATCGCACAAATGCGGAGAATCTCGTCATACAGACTGTCAATCAGAACCTTCGTCTGAGACTGGTCAAGCTGCTCGGACAGAACCTTGAAGTCTGCTTTATTCTCTCCGATAGACCGAAGAGCAATCATGCCAGCTTTGCGGATGTCGGTAATTGTGGTGTTCTCAGGAAACTCACAGTTGACCGCTATCGCAAGGGACTGGATGAACTGTTCCACACCGTCAATGGCGTTGGAGTAAATATTGGATATCTCATCAATGAGTGGCAAAGCCGCCTCAAAGGAAGACATATTTACATTGTTATACCGATACTCAATAATCGGAATCTTCCCCAGCACATTTGGCTCAACGCTATCCAGCGTGGATGCCGTAGCCAGATAGTTGCAGTTCGTCTCGATGGTCATAACCTTCCCGGTTGCAACACCGGAGAGATGGTAAACATAGTTCTCCGTGAACACATCGAACCGAGCCTTTTCATCCGCAACCACAAAGTTGACACCCATAACGGGTTTCTTCCCCGGCTTCATGGAATACACCACGAATGCGGAACGTGGGTCGAGTGCGTATGCGTGGTAGGGGACTCCCTCCTCATCGGATGGGTCTACGAACAGCACACCCTTACCGACCGTGTGAAACCAATCCGCAACCTTGTTGTCAGCCTCGTTCTTTCCAGACCGATACAGGTACTCGTTCAAGTCCTTAATCTTTCTCTGGACTCCCTTACGCCGACCGATATACGAAGCTGGCTGCGTGAGAAAATATCCGTTCTTGAACTCTACAACAGATGCCGCAATGTTTACGGGAACCTTATTAAGAATATCCTCTCGGACTTCTTTTTTCCGGTTCAGAATCGGCATCACATTGCGCCGATACCAGTACAGGAACTCCTCCTGGAGCATATTCCGTACATGGTAAATCAGAGCAGAGTTCAGTTCCTCTTTTACGTTATCCTCGGTGATGTCATCGAAAGACGCATAGATGTCCAAACGCCCGAACATATCATTTCGGATAACCGGAGATTTAATTTCAAGATCGTCTGTCACGACTTCACCCCACAATAGAAAAAGAGCCAACTTGCCTATTCGACAAGTCAGCCCTAATTAGCTCTTCCAACAGCCTAATTACTGCCAGGTACAGTGTTTATTTTTCCTTGTAAATGATTCTCCGTC